GTCCACGGATTTATTGACGGAAACGACGGGACGGTGTACCAGACGCTCCCCTGGAACCACAGTGGATGGCACTGCGGGAGCGGGAGCAAAGGGAGCGGGAACAATACCCATATCGGGGTGGAGATGTGCGAGCCTGCGTGTATCAAATACACGGCAGGCTCCAACTTTACCTGTTCCAATCTGACAGAGGCAAAAGCGGTGGCAGAGAGAACCTATAAGGCGGCGGTGGGGCTGTTCGCAATGCTCTGCAAGAAATACGGCCTGGACCCGCTGGCGGACGGTGTGGTCATCAGCCACAGGGAAGGCCACAGCCGGGGCATTGCCAGCAACCACGGCGACCCGGAGCATCTGTGGACGCAGCTTGGGATGGGGTACACCATGGACGGATTCCGTAAAGCGGTCAAGGCGGCAATGGGCGGCGCATCCTCCGGAACGGACGGATACACAAAGATTATGGGGAATGCCGTGGCGACTGCGGAGCAGATGAAGGCATATCTCAAGGCGAAGAACCCGAAAGTGCCGCAGTCCGTCCTCGATATGGTTCCGCTGTATCTTTCGGAGGGCAAGGCAGAGGGCGTGAGGGGCGACATTGCCTTTGCGCAGTCCTGCCTTGAGACAGGGAACTTCACCTTTTTCGGCTCTGCGATCACGCTTTCCCAGAACAATTTCTGCGGCATGGGCGTGACTTCCAATGGTGTGAAGGGGAATTCCTTCGGCACGCCGCAGCTTGGCATCCGGGCGCAGGTGCAGCACCTGAAAGCCTACGCCTCCACGGATGCGCTGAAGAACGCCTGCATTGACCCGCGTTTCAAGTATGTCACGAGGGGCTGTGCGGAATATGTGGAGTGGCTTGGGCAGAAGGAGAACCCGCATGGGAAAGGATGGGCGGCAGGAGCCAGCTATGGGGAGAAGATCCTCGCCATCCTGAAAGGCATCCTTGGAATGGCTGGCGGTGTATCTTCCGGCTCTGTAGGAGATGAGGGATGGTACCGCGTCCGGAAGTCGTGGGCAGACGCTTCCTCGCAGAAAGGGGCGTTCAAGTCGCTGGAGAACGCAAAGAAATGCGCGGATGATAATCCGGGGCATTCCGTGTTTGACAGGAACGGCAGCAAAATCTATCCTGCGGACCCATCCGCAAAGAAGTCTGTTGATGCCATTGCCCACGAGGTAATTCAGGGCAAGTGGGGCAACGGAGCGGAACGTAAGCAGAGGCTGACTGCCGTAGGTTACGATTATTCGACAGTGCAGAAAAGAGTAAATGAATTATTGAAATAAATCTTATGAGCCGCAGGTATTTGGATAGATTCCAAATGCCTGCGGCTCTTTTTCGTTGAACAGCGCTTCGGATTCTGCCGTATTCTTTTGCCTATAGACACATCAAGAGCGTGGAGGTGCCTATGATGACGGCAGAACAAAAATCAGATGTTATTTCGCTGCGTTCCGAGGGACTCACATATTCGGAAATAGCAGACCGATTGGAACTTTCCATAAATACGGTCAAATCTTTTTATAGGCGGTGCAAGGATACTTCCAGGGAAACCGTTTCGTCATACTGCAAATGCTGCGGAAAGCCTATCGTACAGCCGGCAGGGGCGAGGGAAAAGAAATTCTGCTCTGATGTGTGCAGGATGAAATGGTGGAACAGCCATAGGGAAGCCGTCAACAAAAAGGCGGTCTACAGTTACAAATGTGAGTGCTGCGGCAGGCAGTTTCAAGCCTATGGAAGCAAAAACCGCAAATATTGCGGACGCGTCTGTTATATCAGGCACAGGTTTGGAGATGGCGATGAGTAAGGAAGAATTCAGAAATGAAAAGCTGTACCAGACCACCATGCACCTTGCCCGGAAAATGCTCTCCGATGGGCTTATATCGGAGGATGAGTATCGTCAGATTGATACAATTTTCCTTGAGAAATACCGTCCAACTTTGGGTACATTATTTTCCGAATCCGCTTGCTATTTGGGGCGAAAAGAGTGATGTATAGCAGCGGAAGGAAGTGATTTTATGGCGAAAATAACAAAGGTCGAGCAGACACTGCCGACCATAAAAGAAAAGAAAAAAGTCGCCGCCTATGCCCGTGTTTCAATGGAATCAGAGCGCATGAACCATTCCCTTTCCGCACAGATCAGCTACTACAGTTCCCTGATACAGAAAAATCCTGACTGGCAGTACGCGGGCGTGTTTGCGGATGATGGAGTTTCCGGTACGGGGACGGCCAAGCGAAGCGAATTCCGGCGGATGATTGAAACCGCTGAAAACGGCGAAATTGATATCATCCTCACAAAGTCGATTCAGCGGTTTGCAAGAAACACGGTAGATTTGCTGGAAACGGTGCGGCACTTAAAGGACATTGGTGTGGAAGTACGTTTCGAGAAGGAGCATATCAATTCCATGAGCGGTGACGGCGAACTGATGCTCACTATCCTTGCATCCTTTGCGCAGGAAGAGAGCCGTAGCATTTCTGAAAATGTGAAGTGGGGAACAAGAAAACGCTTTGAAAAGGGCATACCGAATGGGAAATTCCGCGTCTATGGATACCGCTGGGAAGGTGACGAGCTGGTCATCGTGCCGGAGGAAGCGAAGATTGTGAGACGGATTTTCCAGAATTTCCTGGACGGTAAGTCGAGACTGGAAACAGAGCGGGAATTTGCAGCCGAGGGCATCACCACGAGGGAGGGATGCCGCTGGGTGGATTCCAACATCAAGGTGGTGCTGACGAACATCACATACACGGGAAACCTTCTCCTGCAGAAAGAGTTCATTGCTGATCCCATTTCCAAACAGCGGAAAAAGAACCACGGCGAGCTTCCCCAGTATTATGTGGAGGACACGCATCCCGCCATCATTGACAAGGCGACATTCGATTATGTCCAGTCCGAGATTGCGAGACGGAAAGAATTAGGTTGCTTTGCGAACAAGGCTCTGAACCTTTCATGTTTCTCCACGAAAATCAAATGCGGGAACTGCGGACGGAGTTATGTCCGCTCTGCCAGAAAGCGCGGCAAGTATGTCCTCTGGATCTGCGGCTCGAAAAAAGGCAGGCGCAAGTTAAGCTGCGGTGCAAAGGACGTGCCGGAGGAGCAGCTAAAGCGTATCTGCTGTGATGTGCTGGGGCTTGATGAATTCGATGCCAACATCTTTTCGGAGCGGATTGAACAAGTCAGAATTATTGGCACGGACACGATGGAGTTCCATTTTTACGATGGAAGCTCCATTGAAACGAAATGGAAAACCACAGCGAAACGAGATATGTGGACACCTGAGAGAAAAGCACTCTGGAGCGAATATAATTATGCTGGCGGCAGGAACGGCACGGGCATGGGCTTCAATGAGTATGTGAAACGGAAGGAGGGGAAGATGCATGACACAAAGAAAAGTGACGACAATTCCGCCAACGATCAGCCGCTACACAGCGGCACCAATTAACAGCACAAAGAAACGGCGTGTCGCCGGATATGCCCGTGTCTCGACTGACCATGAGGAACAGACCACAAGCTATGAGGCACAGGTCGATTACTACACGAATTACATCAAGAGCCGGGACGATTGGGAGTTTGTAGCCATATATACGGACGAAGGTATCTCTGCGACGAACACCAAAAAACGCGAGGGATTTAAAGCAATGATCGCCGATGCCCTTGCCGGGAAAATCGACCTTATCATCACCAAGAGCGTCTCCCGTTTCGCAAGGAACACGGTGGACAGCCTGACCACCATCCGGCAGCTGAAGGAGCATAACGTCGAGTGCTATTTTGAAAAGGAAAATATCTGGACATTTGACTCCAAGGGTGAACTGCTTATCACCATCATGTCGAGCCTTGCACAGGAAGAGAGCCGCTCCATTTCCGAGAATGTCACATGGGGACAGCGCAAGCGCATGGCGGACGGCAAGGTCAGCTTTGCCTACAGCCGCTTCATGGGACTGGATATGGACAAAGAGACAGGAAAGATTGTGGTCAATCCTGAACAGGCGGAAGTGGTGAGGCTGATTTTCCGACTGTTCCTTGAAGGCATGACGCCGCATTCCATCGCTGCGGAACTTACGCACCGGGGCATCAAAACGCCCGGCGGCAAGGACGTGTGGAACCAGCAGACGGTTCGCAGGATGCTCTCGAACGAGAAATACAAAGGCGATGCGCTCCTGCAGAAGGAATTCACGGTAGACTTCCTGCAGAAGAAAATGAAGAAGAATGAGGGTGAGGTGCCGCAGTACTATGTGGAAGGAAACCACGAAGCCATAATCAGTCCCGCTGTATTCGATATGGTGCAGGCGGAGCTTGCGAGACGAAGCAAAGGCGGCACACGCTACAGCGGCGTGAGTATTTTCTCCAACAAGATAAAATGCGCCGACTGCGGCGGGTGGTTCGGCTCGAAGGTCTGGCATTCCACAGACCGGTACCGCAAGGTCATCTACCGCTGCAACCGCAAGTACAATGGCGAGAAATGCGGGACTCCCCACGTCACGGAGGACGAGGTCAAGGCGGCGTTCGTGTCGGCTTACAACCAGCTGGTGACCGAGAAGAAAGAGATCATCGCCAATGCGGAGATTATCCGCAGGACGCTCTGCGCTACCGACTCCCTGCGGGAAGAAAGGCAGAAGCTGGAGGACGAGATGTTGGTACTGGTGGAGATGACGAAGAGCATCGTAGCAGAAAACGCCCGCATCGCGCAGGACCAGGACGAGTACCAGAATCGATACGATGGACTGGTTCAGAGGTATGAAACGGCAAAGACGCGGTACGATGAGGTGGCAGCCGCCATCTCCGCCAAGGAAGCGCAGAGCGAAAGGCTGGTGGACTTTATCAGGATGCTGAAAAAGCAGGACGGCTCCATCGCAGAATTTGACGAACGGCTCTGGGGCTGCATGGTGGACTTCGTGACGGTCGGCAGGAAAAAGGAAATCACGGTCACCTTCCGCGATGGGACGGAGATTCAGGCATAACAGAATAATGGCGAAACTGGCATTCGGCTTCGGCCGGGTGTCTTTTTTCTCCGATGGATTGAAAATGTGGAAATAAAGTGATACAATAAATTGTACGGATAGGATAATTTATTTCAAAGGACATGGACAGGTGAGGGGCAATGCTGAAAAACAACATAGAAGTCGATGTAAAGGTCAAATGCATAGAAGCGGAAACTACACAGGCAAAACTCGCCGAAGATATCGGTACCACGCCGTCTTATGTGAATCGGCTGATTAAGAAAAGCGAAAAAATTGTAAATAAGACGTTCATACAGATGCTTGAATCCTTGGGGTATGATGTCGAATTGACTTATGTGAAGAAAGAATAATCCGAAAGGAGCAGCTTGTTCATGGGTGAGAAAGTATATAAACCTATAGTGAAAGATGGAGATCATCTTATTCGCTCCAAGGATAATCCTGATCGCGTGAGGGGATTGACACGGGATGAAAATAACCAAAACCCTGATATTATTGAATGGGAAGAATACGATATTGATGATTTAATAAACGATGATTATGAACCATACCCTTATGAGGAGCGCCGTGTTCGGCTTACACCGGAGCAGGAGGAATTTGCCCAGCAAGTTGGCGAAGCCTTGGGAGCGGCTATTGTTGCAGGAGGTATTTTCCTGTTCCGAAATGTTGTTTCTCCATGGTGGAAGAACACAGCATGGCCTTGGATTAAAGAAAAAGGACACAGAATAAAAAGCAAGGTTGGTGGGAAAACAGAGCAGAAATCTTCCTTTACCACAAAAACTGCAATAATGGAGAAAACCAAACCTGACAGGCGACTTGAAGAAGTTTCAACACAAATCGATAAGGCTTTTGAGCAGCTCTATTTTGATATGGATGAAAATGAAGCCAAAACGCACATGATGCGTTTGGTTTACCATATGCTCGGAGTAGTTAATGAAATCCGTATTATCAGTAATGCCCGCATTCGTAAGGACTGCGAATCGGAAGAAGGGTATATTGAACGTCAGAAAGAGGCTGAGAAATTTCTTTCAAGGAAAGTGGCTTTTGAACTTGACCAGTTACTCTCAAACGAGAATCTACGACTGGATTTAAACACTTCCAGAGAATTATTTTCATTGACTGGCGGAGGTGTTCGTCTCAATGGTGAGTATGTTCCCGTACAAGCTATTAAGATAGATGAAGTGTTAAAAGCTATCACAATTTCGGAATAAGAAAAGTGTAATTGATTTTATAAAAAGGTGATTTATATGAGAGGCAATGTTAAAGTAATAAAATTCACTGCGTTTGTGTCAATCTTGTTTTTGGCACTAACTTATTTTACTACGGTAAACATGGAAACACATATGCTTGAGTTAAATACGATATGGTTTTCAAATGATTTCGTCCTTACAATATTTGGAGGAGCTTTTGCAAGTATGCTAGTTGTTTTGATTTGCGAGGTGCAAAAATATATCACAGCAAAGGCATCTGTTGAGGAATATATTTTTTATCAGGCACTCTATCTGTATCAGGCTTTATTTTTGATGAAACAAAACATATGTGATCATCAAAGAAATACAGAAGCTGGTGTTCCGGATAATCTTTTAGATGAAACATCAAGAATGATTCAAAGTGAGATTTTTGCATTGCAGAGTACTGATTATGCACCGTTCAAACAAAAAAATCTCTTGCTAACAGCACACCAGAAGTTTTGCAGGGAAACAGCAATAGATTTTCAGCCCATTTTGAAAGGTTGCAATGCAGTAAAAATTGCAATCAATAAAGTGAAAATTGATTATTTGCAGCAGAATGTTTTAAACAGAATTGTTACTTCTGCAGATGAACCGCTTCAAACAGTATTGTCTATCCAGCTTGGTAGAGTTTCAGATGCTTTAAGGAAAGTTGATGAATATCTGAAAGATATTGATAAGTATTGTAACCAGCGATATGATTGGGAAAAACAAAGAGAACAGATACATTCCAACTATGTGAATATATTTGAAGCATGGAATTTTGAAAAAGAGTTCCAAAAAGAAACCTAGCCTAAAAACCATATATTCCGCAATGGTGCATACGGCATCGTTATGATGAGTGTGCAAAATGTACCTATGCGGATAACATCGTTAAGGAAAGAAGCAAAAAGAGATCCAGCGGCATTTGCACCAAAAATGCACCAAAGGGCAGGCTTGGGTGCAAATTTTAGAGGTTCGTGTAATTGTATCATTTTAGACATGGCAACGGATCCTGCATGTGGAACAGGCGGGATGCTCTCTGTTGCGGAAGAATATTTACATGAACTCAATTCTTCTACAGAACTTATGTCATTTGGTCAGGAGTTGAACGACCAGACATTTGCAATCTGTAAAGCGGATATGCTGATAAAGGGTAATAATGCAGATTTTATCAAGGATGGAAATACGCTTTCTGATGATCAGTTTGAAGGACAAAAGTTTGATTATATTATATCGAATCCTCCCTTTGGGCGGGAATGGAAAAATGAAAAGAGAGTCGTGGAGGATGAGGCGAAACGTGGCTTTGCAGGGCGTTTTGGCGCTGGACTTCCGGCTGCCTCAGACGGGCAGATGCTTTTTTTAATGACTGCGATTTCCAAGATGAAAGAACCTCGTGACGGTGGGAGCAGGATTGCAATTATTCACAATGGATCTCCGCTTTTTACAGGCGATGCGGGCAGCGGACCTTCTGATATTAGAAAATATATTCTTGAAAGCGATTTGCTTGAGGCGATTATTGCCTTGCCAAACGATATTTTCTATAATACGGGAATTGCTACGTACATATGGGTATTATCCAATAAAAAGACGGGCACAAAGCGGGAAGGCAAGGTGCAGCTCATCAACGCGAGCGGACTGTATGAAAAGCGCAGAAAAGCACTTGGAAATAAAAGAAACGATATCCCTGAAAGTGCGATTGCGGAAATTACGCAGATTTATGGCGATTTTCGAGAAACAGAGATTAGTAAGATTTTTAATAATGAGGATTTTGGATACACAAAGATAACGGTAGAGAGACCGCTGCGTGATGAAAATGGAAAGTTGATATTAAAAAATGGAAAGAAGCAGCCGGATACTTCGCTTCGCGATACGGAAAATGTGCCATTGACGGAAAATATACCGGATTATTTTAAACGTGAGGTGTTACCGTTTGCTCCAGACGCATGGATTGATGAAAAGAAATCCAAAGTGGGGTATGAGATACCATTTACAAGGTATTTTTATAAATATCAAGCGCCGCAGCCTTCCGATGAGATTATGGCGGAGATACTGGAGCTGGAAAAGGAGCTAGAAGGCAGCTTGCAGGAGGTTTTTGGGATATGAGGGAAATGAAAGATAGCGGGGTGGAATGGATTGGGGAGATACCAAAAGATTGGGAAATTGTTCCGACCAAACGGTTTTTCCGAAATATAAAACGAGTGGTTGGTAGTGACGTTGATAATTATGAAAGACTTGCCTTAACGATGAATGGGGTTATAAAGCGAAGCAAAGAGGATAGTGAAGGTTTACAGCCTGAAAAATTTGAAGGGTATCAAATACTTCGGAAAAATGAACTCGTATTTAAATTGATTGACCTTGAAAATGTAAAGACGAGTCGCGTGGGACTATCTTCATATACTGGTTTAGTGTCACCGGCGTATATAGTTTTAACAAATGAATCAGAAGATAATAGATTTTATTATTACTGGTTTATGTTTCTATACTATAACGAAATTTTCAACCATCTTGGGGGCGATGGTGTTAGAAGTGCGTTAAATGCAAAGGATTTGTCAGTAATTCCGATCGTAGCTATTCCGACATATACGCAGAATTTCATAGCAAACTATCTTGATGAAAAATGTAGAAAGATTGATACTATTGTTCAGAAACAGCAGAAGATTATTGAAAAGTTAATGGTATACAAACAATCTATAATTACAGAGATAGTAACAAAGGGATTAAATCCTAATGTGGAGATATATGATAGTGAAATTCAAGGAATGGATAATATTCCTAAGCATTGGGAGAATAGAAAAATGCTATCTATATTGTCCATGCGTGTAGTCGATGGACCGCATGAGAGTCCGGAACTTTTTGATGAGGGTATACCATATATATCTGCTAATGCCATTGTAAATGGGCGAATAGATTTTACCAAAATGAGAGGATATATTTCGGAAAAATATTGTGATGTTTGTGATCAAAGATATACTCCTCGGAAGAAAGATATTTTGATGATAAAGCTTGGGGCTACAACGGGTCAAATTGCTATGGTGGAAACAGATAGGAGATTTAATATATGGGTGCCTTTAGCTGCAATTCGTTGTAATGATGAAGCAGATGCCAGATTTGTATATTATGCATTGCAGTCACGCTATTTTATTAGACAAATGGAGTTATCATGGACTTATGGAACACAACAAACACTTGGAGTAAAAACCATTGAAAGATTACGCATAATATTACCACCTAAAAACGAACAAAGGGAAATTGCAGTATTTCTTGATAAAAAATGTGCTTCTATTGACACTGCAATTGATAAGAAACAGGAAATAGTAGAAAAACTTATAAATTATAAAAAATCTCTAATTTACGAGGTTGTTACAGGTAAGAAAGAGGTGATTTGAAATGATAGAGAAATTAATCAGGGATATAAATAAGTCATTGGACAATAATTGTTATTTTGCTGCATTGTCATTGGCTTTAATATTGCCTGATATTTGTGGAAAAGCAAAGTATCCTGCGGATGGAGTGACCAAACGGTATATCACATGGTACAATGAGTATATAGGAAACTATGAAAAGCAACGTCAAAATACAATGAAGACATGCCGTATTTAAGCGGGGAAGTAATCTATAATTTGCGAAATTCTTTTTTGCATCAAGGAACGCCAAATATTGATAAGTATTCAATAAAAGAAACTGATTGTAAAATAGATGAATTTGAATTAGTCTTTTGTAAAAATTTGCTTGGTCATACCTCTAAAGTTTCTTATAATGGACCTAATTTTAGCAGAAATGAAATTGCAAATAGAGGCTATAGGGTAAATGTCAGGCTATTATGTGTAAGACTATGCAATGCAGCACAAACTTATTACAATGAAAATAAACAAAATTTTAACTTTTTTAATTATCATATAGAAGACAGAGATACGGAATAGAGGAATATTATGAATGAACCCATAAAAACTGAAAATACTGATATTATGAGTATCTATCAAAAATCAGATAACATACTATCAGATATACAAAACATTATAGAAACTTCCAGGCGGCAAGCCTACTATGCAGTAGACAAAATTCTGTCGCAAAGAAACTGGCTGATTGGATATCGAATAGCCGAGGAAGAAATTGATGGTTCA